GCCCATCGTCTGCAAATCCGCCACAATCGCGTCGCCTACACCGGTTGCGTCGGCCACGATGGGGGTTTGCCCGACAATCTCTCGGACTTTGGCCTTGGTGACGGCCCACGGCGCCTGCCACCGGTCCAAAAACGCCACATGGCGGTGGGCATCCAAGCCCACCACGACGGTAAAGTCGAGGGATCGCGCCAAGTCCACGCCATACACCACGGCGGGGTGGGGGCTTAGGGGTCCGAGAGCACTCCGAATGGCATCAAGGCCGAACGGGTTTGCGCCATCATCTGTTGGAACGCCCTCAAACTCCTGTGCAAAGACCTCCGGTGGCAACTCACGGCGAGCTGCTTGCACCTCTTCCACCGGGATGTACGGGTTGTCCAGCGTCTTAGCGCGAAAGCTCGCCCAGTCTGGCTCATTCGGGTCGTTCCCTCGGTTGAAGAGCACCACAAACCCGTGCCGCCGCCCTCGCGGCGTCCCGAGAAACAGGCCGTGCCCCGACAAATCCACCAGCGTCGGGCGGATGGCGCGTTGCCAGAGGTCCAGCAACTCGGGCACGATCCCCGCCTCGTCGATCACCGCGAGCTTGTATTTCCGGCCAAGGCCCGGGTCGGGCGTGTCCATCGTCCACATTTCGATAATGCCGCCCGTGACCAGCTCAATGCGCCGTTCTTGGTCGTTGGACCGGCTGATGACGGGCTTGAGGCGCTGGAGGAGTTCGCGCCAGACCTCCAAGACGTACTTGTACGTCGGCGCAAACCACCCCACCGGATGACCAGCCAGCGCCACATCACAGGCGCGGCGCACGCCCAGTTGGGTTTTTCCAAACCGGCGTCCGCACATGACGACCTTGAACCGCGCCGGATGGTCCACAATCTGCATTTGCCCCGGATGCTGGCGCTGGAGATGGACCACCGCCTCGCTGGTGCCGCCCTTGAGCTTGGGTTTGGCGCTGGCCATCAGCCGAACCGCTCCCGCATCCGGGCACTGGCAATGGCGTCACAGACGGCCTCAACCAGCTCGTCGTTCATGCCGTTGGACAGTCCGGCGTCATCCAGCGCCACATGGGTCAGCTCGTGGAACAGGACGCGCCACTGGTGGCGCTTCATGGCGGTTTTGTCCAGCGTGATGGTGCGGGTGGCCTCATCCCAGATCCCCCAGCACTCGTCCCCATCGGGATGCTTGATCTTGGGGGACAGCACGACCGTCACCTCCCCTGCCGGGGCCATGAGGGTCTTGGGGAGCGCCGGGAAGTTGACCGTGCGTTTGGTGGGCATATCACACCGGCTGGGCGATGATGGTGGTGCCAAGCGCCGCAACCACGGCGCGATCCTTGACCACGTTAACCAACTCGACCCCGTACAGCCCCGGCTCGTCCCCGTGCGAGACGATGGCAAAGCCGTTCGTCCAATTGGGGGCGCTGACGTAGCTGGGGTTCAAGTCGCACATACAGCCAATCTCGTAGGCTCGACGGACCTGCTCTGGGCGTACCCCGACCGCCGGAATGCGCTCCAAGCTACTGCCCATGCGGTGCGTGTGGCTATGCATCACGCTGCTGTGCCACTTCTCGGCGTGGCCTCGGGCGCTATAGGCCGCGTGTTTGCGGACCATGTCGCCGTGCAGGACCAGCAGCTCGTCCGCGATCATGGCGTGATCTTGGAGCCGGATCGGGCACCACTCGGGGTAGAACCACGTTTGGTAGTCCAAGAGCTGTTCGGCCTTCGGGTGCCCGTAGAGCACTGGAACGCGGTCGCTCAGGTAGCGATGCCACCGGCTCGCCGTCCCGTTGCCGCTGTGGTTGGCCTCCGTCTCCACGAACTCCATCCCCCATGCGCGGCCCAGACTATGCGCCATGTGGAGGAACTTGTGAAACTCGGTGACTTCTTGGCGCAGATCCCAGACATGGCGCTGGTCCTTGGGGTATTTGCTCACCGCCAGCAGGTCCACGGTATCGCCGTTCAGGATCAGGCGCTGTGGGCGCACCTGACTGATGACTTCCAAGAGAATCGCAAGGCTGGCGTGACTTTGGGCCGGAAAATGGAAGTCTCCGGCGACCAGCGTGTAATTCCCCGGCTCCACGATCCGCTTCGGCTTCTCTGGCGCAGGCAAGGCGACGGGTCGCAACTGCTCCAGCCACTCCGGGATCTGGTCGCTGGTGATCCGCCCGGACCCCTCGAAGATCGCCCGATCCAGCGCCGGAAGGTCTTTTCTGGTATTACGCTTCGTGCCGATGTCCAGCGCGTGCTGCTTGTTGTGAATGGACGCCACACTGCGCTGCATCCGCGCCGCAATCTGCGCGATCTTCAGCCCCGCGTCCGTCAGCTCGCGGAGCGTCTGTTCGTCGTCAGGGGTCCACGGTTTTGGCACACGACTCCGGGGTGGTATAGCGAGGGGGACCGGCGTTGGGGACCGGCACATACACTTCGCCGCACTTGGCACAGAACGGGGTCTCCTGTGGACGCCCCCACTCCTTGCACCAGTCGCATCGCTGAAGGGCTTGTGATGGGCGCATCAAGGGTCTCCTATAGCGGGGGAAGGAATCGAACCTTCGGCCTGCGGTGTATGAGACCGCCGAGCTACCACTGCTCCACCCCGCACCGTCCTCTCGTGGTCGAGTGAACCGGTTCACTCTTGTTCGGTCTTTCTCTCTATCCTTGAGGCGCGTTAGCGACTCAACCGTCGCAAAGCGACGGGCTGTTCGTTTCCGCCCCCCTCCCTCCTCCCCCCAATCTCTCTGCGCGGAAAATTGTTTGTCAAGGGGCGTCAGCGAACTTTAATCACATCTTCACCAAAACGTAATCTATGTTTCGGTTTTTCTTTGCTTAGTCATCCAGTATCTGCGCTTCTGGAACGGTTTCCCAGACGGGAGACGATAGGACCAAAGTTGGCGCCCCTATTACTCCTGCGCTAATCGCGCCCTGTTCGGCGCTGGAGAGCGCCTGTCGGGTCGGCGCTTCGTCCTCCACAATCTTCACCTGCAACACTGGGGCGCCCTGATGTTCCACGGTCTGGCGCTCCCCATACTCGGCGGGGCTGGCTTTCGCCGCCGCCCATTTCAGCGTCTCAATCAGCAACCGATCTGCGGCGCTGGAGTGATTCGTACTCTCCCGCGCTACGGTAATCGCTTCTTCCGCCAGCGCCGCCGCTAACAGCTTCTTCGTCTGCTGATAGCGCCCCATCCAGTCCTCGCGCTCGCCCATCCACCGCCGCACCGTCCCCGCCGTCACCCCCAGCTTCAGCGCCCCCACCGCCTCCTTGACGGTCTTACCCTCCGCCATCAGCCCCAACACCGCCTCGACGGTCTCTGTCTTGTCCACACGCGCTCCTTGCGTTGAGTTGTACCGCGCCCACTGCGCTGCAAACTACACCGTCTCCGCGATTGCGCCAGTTGTCTTGATTTGTACCGCGTTCACCCTGACCGTGTGAGGGTGGTCTACCTCCCCCCGACGACGGATCCGGGGGATACCCCCCCCTCCCCCGCCTCCCGACGCGCTCTCTATGGACTCACGCGCACGGGCGAGGGCACGCGCTGCGCTGAAGTGTGCGCCTGCGAAGCCCGTTCTCCGCCCGTCCGGAGCGCCTGCGTGGTGTCGGCGGTGCGCGTTCCGGTAGCTGGAAGGCTGGCGTTGGCGCTGTTGCGGTTGCCATGCGCCCCCGCTGGAGTTTTCCACACGCCCAATGTGGAAAAGAAAGTTTGAAAAATCTTTCAACTTGCTATTGACATGGGGAATCCGGCGTTGTACACTTATCTCAAGCAGCACGGCACAACGCGCCGCGCAGCGCCAACCCTCAAGGAGACCCCCGCCATGTCGAAGAACGCCGAAATCTACGCGAAGGTTTTTGAGAAGGTCATCGCAGAAATGGAGCAGGGCCGCGCCCCGTGGGCGAAGTCGTGGAACGGCAGCAACGACGGCCACACCATGCCGTACAACGCCGTGACGGGCCGGAATTACTCTGGCGGTAACGTGATCGCCCTTTGGCTCGCCGGGATGAACTACAGCAGCAAGGGCTGGCTGACCTTCAAGCAGGCCATTGGCGCGTCGTGCGTCGTTCGGAAGGGCGAGAAGGGGACGCCCGTGTACTACATGAGCGTCGCCAAGCGGACGAAAGAGGACAAGGTGACGGGCGAGTTGCAGGACGAACGGTTCTTCTTCGCCAAGAGCTTCACGGTGTTCAACGTGGATCAGTTGGACGAACTGGAGCCGGGCGCCCTCGCCGCACTGAAGGCGCGACACGCCAACGCCGTGGCGCCCAAGGCCGACCACGAGCGCCACGCCGACGCCGACGCGATGGTGGACGCCACGGGCGCCAATATCGTCCACGGTGGCGACGCGGCCTGCTTTATCCCGGCGCTGGATCTCATCCGGATGCCGGAACTGGCCAGCTTCGACAAGGCCGACAATTACTACAGCACGCTCTTTCACGAACTCACCCACTGGAGCGGCGGCGACGCCCGACTGAAGCGCATCACCCCCGCGAAGTTCGGCAGCCCCGACTATGCGTTCGAAGAGCTTGTGGCGGAGCTTGGCGCGGCGTTCTTGGGCGCCACCTATCAGTTCGACACGATCACCCAGAACGCCGCCTATCTCCGCCACTGGGCAGCAAAGTGCCGCGAGACGCCGGACCTGCTCGCCCGGGCCGCGTCGCTCGCCAGCCGCGCCGTGGAGTTCCTCGCCGGAGACACTCCGGACGAGGACGCCGGGGAGGAATCCCCGGACGCGGCAGCGGCGTAAAAGATTGCTCTTGACAAGCGCCGCACCACGCATTAGATTTATTCTTGAAGCACGACCGGGGCGACATGCCGCCGCCCCACCACCCCACGCCAGAGGCCCCCGCCATGCAAGCCACGACACGCGAAGTCTTTCAGTCGCTCCGCCGCACCTATCGCGCCACGAAGAAGCTCTCCGCCACCGCTGGGACCGTGCAAGACGGGCACCAGACAATCTCCGCGAAGCTCGCGGCGGCGAGCGCCCTCCGAAAGTTCACCGGACAATGGGACACCTTTGAGATCGTGCATCCGCGCCACCTCTGGTCCACGGGGAGCAAAGTCTGGACCACCAACGGACGCGCCCTCTGGCGTGGTCACGTTACGAACACCGCCGTCGCCTTCTTCCGCCGCAGCCACTAACCCCCGCTGGAGAACCCCGCCATGTCGTACACCCTCTTTGCTTACGGTCGTATCCCCGCTCGCCGCGCTGCCGCCACCATGACGAAGGCCGCGTTCACTGAGCATTACCGCTCCCAGCTTCTCGCCAGATACGAGTGGGCGCGGGACGCCGAAAAGCTGGAGCGATTCATGTCCAGCGTGACAGCCACGTTGAACGGCGCCAATAGCTGGAACCACGACGGAGAAGCTGTGACCGCCGCGTGGCGTGGCATCGGCGGCAAGGGCAAGCCGTCCAAGATCGCACTGCAATCCCTCGCCTAACCCCAACCGGAGACTCCCGCCATGAACGAACAAGCCCCCGCCTTCACCGTTGTCGCACGGCTGGCCTCTGATATGCTCGGCCTGCTCATCTCGCGTGCAACCTCTCCGATAGAGAACATCGTTCAGAAAAGTTTGCTGGCCAACCAAGCCATGCTCGCGGAAGTTTTCCAGCGCGAGTTTTCCAGAATTGAACTTGGAGATCACCAACAAGTGGCCACCTTTGTGTCGAGCTTCGTCCAGAATATCATAGAGCAGCAGACACGTATGGTGCGCGATGACCTAGATGATATCACCGGAGTACGTTTCCCTTGACAAGTGAAGAGCTAGTCACTTATACTTGCTCTTGTGTTGCAGGGGTTGGCACACGGCCAGCCCCTTCCCCCCGCCCAGAGGATACCGCCATGTCCAAGACTGCGACCGATTGCATTATCTGCAAAGAGCATCCCGCCTGCGACCGATTCGGATGGTGCGACACCTGCGCCGCGTTGTACGATCAGCCGGACGAACCGACTGCCGACGACCTCAAGGACGCCCAGCGTGACTTCACGACGGCGCTGATCCGTGAGATTATGCTGGCGCAAATCGCCACCCTTGCCACGCGGATGGACAGACTGCCACGCGCTTAGTATATTGCCGGTGCGACGCTCCTTGGCGGGGGTTCCGCACCACCAGCCCCCCAGTTACCACGACGGTAGCTGGGGGGTTGGCCGTTGATAGGGGTTACTCCGCGTCGTCGGCAGCAGGGGTCAACTGAAGGCCCAGCGCCCGACTGCGGATCGGATTAACCCACTCGCTCCGTGCTTTCGGCGCCCACTTGCCGAGGTACACTCGCGCCGTGGA